GTCAGATAGGCTGTTGCGCGCTGTGATCGTGCCGACTTCCATGCGGCTAATATGCCGTCTACTTCTTCTTTGCTTAAATCTGCACCGGTGTTCTTGATAACACCTGAAGGCATTGGGGTTGCAGTTGCAACGCTTGTTGATTTATCTAAATCAATTGCAGCACGTAGAGTTCTTGCGCCACGCGCTAATACGCCTTCATCTAATCCTTGGAATGTAATTAATGAGCCAAGGCCAGACATAGGCACTTCTTTGCCATCAATGTAATAGCGTGTTATGTATTGGCTTACAGGATCGCTATCAAATGAAACGCGACCTGGTGCAATCCATTCAAATCTTGCTGGCCTGCCATCATCAAAATAAGTTTCAGTTACGCGCCAATATGCAACGCCAAAAAATAATAGTGAATCTACTGTCCAAGCTAATGTTACAGATATTGGTTGCGCTGTAGCTGGTTGCTCTAGCCATAATGGCTTGCCTAGTTTTTCGCCTGTGCTTTTTTTGTATAAGCAAAGTGGGAACGTTGCGATTGTTCCAGCAATAAGGTTTCTGCACCTAGCAACTGAAGGTACGCTGATAGCTTCTTCTCTGCCTACTGGATTAAATGCTAATGGTAAAAAATAATTAAAAGAATCCGTCATTAACGGCGGTGCAAGTTGCGCCTCTATTTTTGCAGGGCGAAAACGATCTAGTAGACCCATCGTTTAATGATAGCACACAAAACGGACATATCTAGCATTTTAGACATAGATTTGCGGTTTGCTTTGTGGCTTTAACAATTGATGCACGACCATGGCTAATGAGATGGCAGCTGACACATCCCCAGCCGACTTACGGCGCACGATACGCCAACCGGCATCCGATTCCTTAGCCGCGCAGTTATTCATGCTATCTACTAAGGTTTGCTGGCCTGCATGAACAATCCTAGCGTTTACTATGCTGTCATATAGATCAGAGCAAGCCTGATAGAACACAGTTCCAGACATATCCTGTATTTTGTGGCCTGATTGGCTTAACCGCTCAGCTACGCTCATGGTGGCGTACTTATCAAAGCAAATCATCCTTGGTTTGTATTGCTTAGCCCATTCATTGACTTCAATAGCCATTTTAAGTTCATCTATGGCTACTTGGCTTTCAAATTGGGCTATGACACCCACGCCAACCTTGCCATCATCCATAATCTGACCAGCAACTAGGCTTGCCATCTTTTTATTAACCGATATGTCCATGCCAAATATAGTCAGCCTGCCTGGCTCTAGTTTTAGTTCAGCAAAGCCTAAATCCTCAAATGCTTGATGTGGCCATGGCGATTTAAGCGCGCTAATCCACATGCAAAGGGTTTCGGTGCGCGTAGCTTCAACGCTAGATGTGGCTATTGCTTCTTCAATGGTTGATTCATCAATTAGGTAGCCCAATGCTGGGTTAGCCTGATACCAGGCGCTCTTATCGGTTATCTTGGCAAAATCATCCGCGCTATATTCCCAATAACCCATTGTAGGGGGTGGATATGACAATGCTTTAGATCGTAAGTCATTCAATACGCTTGAATAGGCATCCCCGGCGTTACTAGTCATAAATATCTGACTATTTGGCCTAGCCCTAGTAATAGGCTTAGCAGCTGTCCAAGAATCTTCATCAATCTCACGTAACTCATCAATGTATAGCAAATCCGCGGTCTTACCACGGCTACCATCTCTTGTTGCCGCGACTATCTCATATCTAGCCCCATTAAGAAGCTCTACTGATTCCTGACCATTAGCCACGCGGATTTGCTTTACCTGAGCCATCAACATTGGGTTATCCTCAATGACTTCAACTACCTTGCGAAAGGTATCTAAAGCCATACCCCTGTTAGATGACATAGCCACTATATTCTTTTCGCCAAAAACAAACAAACCGGCAAGGATGCGTATACGTGCTAGGTGTGTTTTACCATTTTGACGTGCTACTAGCAGCAAGCTTGTCTTTCTACGCCATTTACCAGCCTTATCTATTGCCAGCAAATCCTTAAGCACATATTCCTGCCAAGGCAGCAGCGTAAGGTTTAGATCATCAAGGAACTTCTTGACCTCAGGTAGCCTGGACTTTCCTTTTAGCGGCGCATTCTGCAAGCGCGGCTTGGTTGCCCCTTTAAGTGCCTTCTTCAATTAGCCCCCGGCTGACCTGGACTAATAAAAGGAGAATCTGCATCAATGTGGATTGATGTATGTCCGTTTTGAACTGATTTGGATTGATTTGCACCTTTTGGAGAGTTATTGAAGCGAAAGGCAGGGGGGGTAGAACGCTGTGCTAAAAAAACCGCTTCATCTTGATCCTTCTTTTGAATATTGCATCGTCTACACGCAGCAACCAGATTGTCCAACGTATCTTCGCCGCCCTTGACCTTTGCAATCCGATGATCCACTTCATTAGCTGTGTCGCCACAGTAAGCACACGTATAAGCATCACGTCTTAGCACCTGTATCCTTATCTTCTTCCAATGAGCAGTAGCTCTATATGGCTTCAATGACATAGCTTATGGTTTCCAATAACAATCGTTGCATTGGTAATTGCCTGTTTCAATTATGTAATAACATTCAATGTCTTGTCTTTTATTATCACAATCTTTACAGCTAATTAGTGCCATCCTTTATCCTTCCAATGCTGATATGCCTTACACGCACAACCATCATATCTATGCTTAACATATTTTAAATGTACCTTTACTTGCTTATATGGATCTAGTGTGCCATACCACTTAGAGCGCATCTGTCCTAATCCATAATGGCTACCATTCTTAGCCTTATAGTTCCATCTACTCTCATGATGTATAAGCCAGTTATAGCATTCAAACTGCTCCCATTCCATTTGATTATACGCATACAATTTAACATTCATAATATGATAGCTGCGCTTTTCAGCAGCGTTAGTTTGTAATGTTTGCAGCGGCAGTAGTGCAATTGCTAATCCAGCAATAAACATAGCTCTTGCGAATGCTTGCTTGCCGTGCAAGCTGCCTTTCAGGCTTGCTGGCATGCTAAGCATACTCATAGTGTCAAATCTATTTGTTATTTGTGCGTAACCTTGGGCGTGTTGCATGCCTCGCAGTAATCTCTTTTTCCATATATCCATAGTCCACATCCTTTGCAACGATGTATTAGATAAGGTTCAGTAGCCACTTGCCTGCAATAAATATACCAAGTCAGCCAAGGTGAGAACAGCAACGTATTGCTCAACGGATTTTTCACCCTGACCATTTAGACGTAGAACACCCACGCCCATCCCTTTGTTTGCTTTGCGATCATGAAGTTGGCGCATAAGGCCAGACAAATCTAAGTTTGTCCTAGCCTTGATTTCAATGTCCAGGCCATCTATTCCGGTGATGTCTGAGCCATCTCTACCAGCTCCAACAGGTAGTGCATGCTTCCAGCCTTGCGCTTGCAGATATTCTGCTACAATACGCTGCGTTGCATAGCCTCGGTGCTTGCGACTTTGATTACTCACTTAGTTAGTCCTAACTTGGCATGTGTGGCATTTGCAAGGTTTCGTAGACCCAGCCGTTATTGGCTCATTGCAATTGTCGCACACGTCAAGTGTTTTATCCATTACTAACACATTAATCACCCCGCTATCAATTCTTCATCTTCTGGCCTAAATGACCATGTTCCATCTTTGCCTAGCATCATCCATATCATCTTGCAATGCTCAGCTTTACGCTTATATGGCAATGAACAACCCCAGCCACGATATGCACCTTTAGCCCCTGTGCCTTCCCTTAGCACACGCGCGCCGTGTTGACAAGTAGGCAATGGATGTGCTCCCACTTTCTCAGCTAATAGCTCTAAAGCGTTGTCAAATACAGGATCTAAATCAGCCGGTGGCTCAATAGTGGTATCCCATACTATTTCCGCTGTTGGATTTGTTGCCTGTAAAAACTCTTTATGACTTTCTGTGCGTACACGTATTGGAGTGTCTGACTTAGCTTCATTAACCTTAGCCATTTCAAGGCTGCTTGCTCGCTTTCCTTTAGCACTAAGTCCGAGGTTAGCCAGGCATCTTCCAATTGCGCTCGTTTCGCAATTCTCAAACCAAAAATCGCGATCAACACCCCTATCCTTGCGAGCACCGCGCGCATAACCAATAGCGGAAGCAGCAGTATCAACGTGGGTACGATAAGCAACTGCCTTAAATATAACAATGCCTTTTTCTTCGTCATTGGTAATGAGTTCTGTGAGTATTGAGCCGTCTTCATAGGTTTCATAGAATTTGTGTATCCTCGTATCTACATCTTCATAGTTTGCTAAATTAAACATCTAGTGTTTCTCCTTTTGCATAGTCAATTTGTTCCTTCAAAGTCCAAGTGCTGCCATCTGGCCATTCTTGAACTTCATTGGCGCAAGATTGGCAGTAATGCCTGACAATCAACTTGCCATATCGCTTGCTAGTTATTTGCCATACAGCTTGGGTTTGTCCACGTAAACTGTTAGTGCCCCATCGGCCTTTGCAGTAATCACACCAAGTTCCCTTAGGTGACCTAGAAAGCATTAAGATCATTCCAATCCTTGACGGCAAGTTCTCCGGCAATGGCGAAGTAGGCAACGGCATCCACCCAAGAATCGTGATTTGATTTAGTTTCCATGATTCTTGCAAGCTTGACCAATGCCATACAGATTGCAATGTCCATCGGCTCAATTGGTCTTTCAAAGTAGGATTCCCACAGCTTTGCCGTTCGTAACATAGTTTGGTCGTAATGACCATGCGTTGACCCTCTGTTAATGATTGTGTCGTTAGCATTAGTCAAAATGTCTTTCGCTCGCAACTGTTTTCCCTCGCCTGTACCCATCTGCCCAGCCTTCCTTATATCCTTTTTCCTTAATGAATACACCGATTGTGTATGCACTTAACACAAATAGAAAACACCATAACGCTAACTCAAGCAAACGCATATCATTCAACATCTGCACTCACCCCATGTACATCAAGAAAATAGGCAGCAAGAACAGCGCGACTTATTCTGCCGCGTTGTTGGCTCATGCCTAGTTTCTTTTTAGCGTAATCACGTATGTATGAAGCTCGCACAAAGTGTTTGCCATCGGTATACGCACCCGACTTACGATCATACTTAATCGTCATGCCCTAAACCCCTTTCAAATAGGATTTCAAATCCTATTTTGAAGGGTTTATATGCTATTTGTCAAGATACGACACGCCATCATAGTTATCCATATGATCATCAATTGTTCTATGGATTGGGAAAATATCCTCAACCATATCGCTTGCCTTCAACCAGGAAGCTGCCATCTTTTTCTATTGGAATAGCTACTGGCTGGACACGCTTTCGGTCTATATAAATGATTCCAAAACCTTTTTGCCAGTTAAACGTTCCACGTGTGTAATAGGCTTGGCTCTCATCCATCAAATGTCCAACTTCAAAGCCTGTCAAAACACCCCTTAAAACGCCCCCAGAAGCCGTTGTAAAGCTTGAAATCCCCTGTCTATGGGTATGACCACAGACCACCGATAAACCATGCCTCTTAGCCGATTCTAGGGCCGTTAAACCCCCTTGTGGCTTGGTGCTCTGTTCATCACCATGAACCATTACCCAGCCATCATGGAACTGATATGGCTTAGTATGGTAGGTAATGCCTAAATCATCCAGGTGTAGAAACTTCTCTATAGTCAATTCAGGCAGACCAATGAGCCCAGGCAGGCGCTTGCTTAGTGAGTTGTAAAGCCTTGATCCGTGATTGCTTCGGCTGAGATGTCGTACTTGAAGCTCGGCGAGAACACGCACAGTTTCGTCACGATCTCTACCAATGCTTCCTGACCACTCATCCCTACCGGTTGACCACCGGCTAATTGTCTGGAAGTCAATCTCATCGCCCACACATAGAACGTCATCAGGTTTGTATTTCCTGATGAACTGTGCGACATTCTTAACTGCTTTCTTATCGTGAAAAGGTACTTGTAAGTCTGATATGACTACAATTCGCTTAATCGTCATCCTCATCTTCATCTTCATATGGAGAATGATTAGGATTCTGTATTACCCAATCAGGTAAACGCAACTGTTCTTCAATGTACCAGCGCGCCCTATCTTCACCATATCCAGCACGGACTAAGGCTTCATAACATTCAACAATTGATGCAGCCCATATATCTATGGGTAGGAGAATGTCAGCCTTTGTTCTACGCGCAGCGGCTTCTTTCCGCTTACGCTTAGCGGCTTGTTCGCTTTTTGATATTTTTCTTGCGCTCATGAGTAAGCAATTCTAAGACCATTGATTCAAGTTTATCTATGCGCGACACGATATTTGATGCCTCAAGTATTGACGGCACTTCATGCCTAATAATGTATCTAAGCCCACCGACAATAAGCGCACAGCAGGAAAGTATGGCAGCTACAAAGCCTGCCCATTCGGCCGGGCTCAACGCCGACCAAACGCCGTATCGTTAGGATTTAACCAACGTAGGATAACCGGAAGGCTTGCCGCAAGTGCAGCGTTGCCAATCGCCTGAAGATCCCAACCCACCGCTAGGTAGGTTGCTATTCCTGCTGCCAAAAAGCTTCTTGCCCAACTTGCTGCTACTGCCTTTGCTTGCTCCATTTAAGGGCTCTCCTGTCAATAGGGGAATTTGAAACATACTGCCATCTGTATCGCCCTTAGCAGTAAAGCTAACGTGTATATGTGTCTTGTGTGGGTTTATCCCGGTGTATTTTCTCCATTTGTAATTGCGTTTGTAGCTGGCAATTTTGCCGTTGAAGATGATATAAGAGATTCTTTTATCAAGTCTGGCAAGTAATCGTAGCTGATCCGCAAAGTCATAGGGCTCCGCTTTGTGCGACCTGAAATCAGCGTCAATGTCAATGGCACGTACAATGCCTTCAGCAGTAGGATTGTGATCGGACTTACGCGCTGAATGACGTTTATCACCGATCCAGCCATCTGAAGTTCTATCTCTATCGGGGAACGCATCATCTACCTGCTCGCGTAGTTGTATTCCTGCCTTGCATAGCTTTGCCATATCTATTTATTATAGCATTTAAATAGCACAATCCCTCAAGATTATGCTAAAGACCGAGAGCTTTAAGATCATCTAGGTCTAAACCTAAAGCAACTAACTTAGCTTCGGCTGCCGTCTTAGCTTCTGTCTTAGCTTTTATCTCTGCTTCTTTAGCTGCTTCATTTGCTAAATCTTTAGCTACTCTTGCTTCATATTCTGCAAGTTCATCATCGTTCATTTCTCGAACTTCATCATTTATTTGAATCATAGGTCTTTTCATCATATTCCTAACTGTTCGCAAATCCGTAAATTTTAACTGTGCCACCCGTAATATTTCCGCCGCCATCGACCAAAAGCGTAAAACCAGTATGTTGAGTATTTGATTGTTCGCTACCCCAGGTTATTACATTGGTAACATTATTCACGGCTCTCATAGCATCTGCTTTATACGCTGTTGCTTTTGCTAAATTAGGCCCAAATAAATAAACAAGTCCAGACATAGAATCTGTCGAACCGGTTGCGGCATACCTGATATTAGATGCAGCATTGTTGCCATCGCCATTAAATGTATTACTGGTTGGGCTAAAATACCAAGTATTTTCTTTATACCCAGAAGTCGTTGAACCCAATTGCAATTGCAAGTTTAGGCTTGCACTCATAACACCGCCGCTAATTAAAATTAGATAATTATCGTAAGCGCTAGAAAATACACTTGTTACCGCAACTGAAGTAACTGCGTTTCCAAAGGTTTGTGTTTTAATTAAAGTTAATCCAGCAGCTCCACCAGCAGCACCCCACTCAGGAGCAGTTGCACCTGAATTGACTTTAAGAACCTGACCTGCTGTTCCAATGCCTAATCTTGCAACTGTATCGGCAGCAGTTCCATAAAGTAAGTCACCAGCAGTAGTAATAAGATCGGTAGAACTATTAGTAATAACTGGTATCGGGCCAGTACCACTTGCTACTGATATACCTACACCAGCTTGCACTTCAGTTATATCGCCTGCACCGCTAACGCCTACCCAAGCTGTACCATTGTAAACTTCAACTGCATTGGTATCCTGTAAATAAGACACCATACCTTCAGCTAATACGCTAGTAAGCGCGCTAGTGCGAGCAGCAGCAGAAGCAAACACCATAACTGTTTGCTCATTTAAATACGTATTGACTTGAGCTGCTGTAAGCACATCCCCGGTCTGAAACAACTTATAACCTGCGCCTGCCATATTTCTCCTTAGTAGCTCAGACTATCTGAGCCTAGTATACCTGATACATCTGAATTTAGGACAAAACCTGCCAATAAAGGTTCTGTGGTGTATAGCGTAGTCATCCAGGATGACTTTGTTATATCGTGATGGATGGCATTTACAAGGCTTGATTGCACTACGCTGGATGAGCCAGGGGTAGTCTTAGTAACTGTCACCCCATCTAGTAATTCTATATCTATGCCTGCTAAAGGCTTATTGGGGTTAACATCATCATAGAGATTCAGCTGAATGCTATCTATGCGTATCTCAGGGTCTTTACGTGTGGCTAGGATGCCTTGAGCCTGATTTAAAGCTTCAGCATTTGTCTGTACCAATATGCCTGAGCGTGTGCCTGAATGAAGGAAGAACTTATCAATTGAATCTTGGTCAAAGGCATTCTGAGCTGTACCGCCTAAGCGTGTGATAGTAACGTCATTAATGAGCGTAGTATCGTCTAACGCTACTACTGCATTGGTGTAGGAGATGTCCACGCCTTGATCACTAAACTCATAGACCGGGAAGGCTGGGTTGGATATTAGGTTGTTACGGCTGACAAAATCTACCTTGCCATTGACATCAACAAAGATGCCGCCAAACTCGCTCTGCTCTACTGTAAATAGGGCTTCTAAGGCATCTCTGGCGGTTCCTGGGTCTGCCTGTAAACTGGAATCACCAGTATCTATATTTCGTAGGCTTATAGGCCATTCTATCTCGTCTAGGATGGCATTCACGCGAGCCCCTGAGAGCTGCACCCCTGAGCCTGCTACTGTGTCTATGGCTGAGCCTGCCAGCAGTTTGAAGCCATCTACGCATTTAAGGGTAACTGTGCTTAGTTCATCATTGCCTTGCTTAAAGCCAGTATCGTAATTGGTAATGAAACCTGAGAACAAGAAGTAGTCATTGCTTGCATAGGTAGCAAATATGATTATCTGCCTTAGGGGTACTAAATTAGGGTAGTAGGCGCTATTCGGGTTGGTGGGATTCCAATCACCATTCTGATCATAAAGAACTACGTTAGCGGTTCCAGCCTCAAACTTAGATGTAATTCGGTTGCGACCCCGGCGTATATTTACTCTTGTTACTAGGTCAGTAATCTCAACTGGCAATGTGCCAGAGCCAAGCGTATTAGTACCTAAAATACCTTCAGTAAGGCTATCTAGGATAAGTGGGTTAATCTCAAATGCGGTATCGCTATCAAAGTCAACGAATACCCTGATTGTAGGTGCTGGCATTAGATAGCTATGCTGCTAAACAGCAAGCCCTTTCCAGTTCTTTGATATTCGTATTGAATGTCAGTTATAGTTTCAGCTAAATCTTCAGCTGCTATTACTGAACCTTCTACGTTAACAGTTACATTTACTTCAGGAACTAATCCTTGGCTAGTGGCTGCCTCTATAGATTGATTTAAATACTCATTTGCCAATTCAAGGCTTGCTAATGCTGCTGCTAAATCTGCTGCTGCAAGGCTTTCCGTTAGTAGGGTTGTGGCATCTACGTAAGCATTGGCGGCATCTACTGCTTCTTGAGCTGCTGCTGCTTCTTCTGGTGTTGTTGCTGCTGCAACTGCTGCCGCTGCTTGCGCTACTGCTGCTACTGCATCTGCTGAAGATAGTGCAGCAAAAATTGCCGATGCGTTTGCTGCCTCTAAAAAAGTTTCTGCCTTATCGGTCTTGGCTGCTAATACATTGGCATTAGTTGTAGCTTTTCCTGTAGCAATCCCTGTCATTAATTCATTTAAAGCCATTTGTTGCTTAGCTAATGTGTCAAACAAATCTTTGATGTTCTTTTTAGCGGCATCAAAGTAATCGCCCCATTTGGCAAACGGATCGTTTGCTTCAAGCGTAGTTAAAGATTCTGCTAGTTCTAAGGTTTGCTTTTGTATTGTTTCTAGCCTTGCAGATAGTTTTTCTGCCTTATCAGCATCTTCTTCTAAGATAGCCTTCATAAGCAACAAGCGTGTGCGTTCTTCTTCAGTAATTTTGCCCTGTAACGCTGCTTCAATTTGTATCTTCTCTAAATCAAATACTGCCTTTGCTCTAGCAAGTGCAGCCTGATTCTTTTTGTCTTTCTCAGATAACTTAACGGCTTTGTCGCGCTCTTTAACAATCTTCTTTTGTAATTCTAATTGTTTAGCATGATCACGCAGCAAGGCAGGGTTTGCTCTAGTTCCACCAAAGCCAGGCGTTGGGAAAAATTGATTCTTTATAGCATCTAATTTAGCCTGTTCACCAGCATCAATTTTAAATCCTGTGCCTAAAAACTCACGCGTGTAAGCCAAACTAAATGCTAATGAATTAAAAGCTGATCCTAAGAAGTTGGCAGCATTGGCAATACCAGATAACACTTTATCAAAATCGCCATCTGCTAACTT